AGCGTCCGATCCGCACGGGTCTTGAATGTGCGGATCCATGTAGACGCTAAAAGAATTACGGATTCGCTGCAGGCGAAGGTCTTGATCGAAGCTCGTCTCGTCGCAGTATTCCGTCAAAATGCGGAAATACCCTTCGCCGTAGGTCACTTGGTTATCGCACGCCGTGTCGTACACAACGTCAGCGTCTGACATGTACTCGATGTGGCGCACCACACCGTTTAGTACCTCGGCAACCTCAATATCCGCCTGATCGTCAACCGGGATGACCTTACCCGACGGGCGGTTCTGACGCTGATCGTTTGTGACCTGACGCACATGCTGCGGCAGCTTGTTGATCGTCAAGCACGGTCGTGCGTTGATCGTCTGACCCTGCACCGCACCGCGTGTGGCGAGCACTTCTTGCGGCCACTGCCAACGGTTGTCGGGCGAGCCTGCCATAAAGCGCAGATCGTCCAGCTCGCTGTCTCTCGAGTCACTGTACGCCGACAACGACTGTTCCAGACGGTCGCGCATGCGCGCCAGCACGTCAGCAGCGTCCTTAGTGCGACGCGATTGCGGACTGTTGGCGACTTGCGCCGCGCCTTTCATGCCTGTCGGATCTTGAGCCATGACTTACTTCTTGCCTTTCTTTGCCGCCGCGCGACGCTTCACCGAATACGCAATGGCTAGTGCCTGCTTCTGCGGTGTGCCAGAACGCATCTCTTGTTTAAGGTTTTCGCGAAATGCTTTATTAGTGGCCGACTTAACTAAAGGCATTTAACGTACCCCTTTACGTCCCATCGGCGATGGGCGAAAGTCTACCGTGGTGCGAATAGCGTTGCTATTCATCTCGCGCTTTGGTGCGCGCGGCTTTTGCATTTTTGGCGCGCTTTGACGGCTTTGCACGATCATGTCGCCGATCGTTGCGCCGGGCGACACGCCGGTCATTTTTCGGTAGTTCATTTGCTGGGCCTCTTTTTGGCGGTTTTGGCAGATTCTCTAAAGGCTTTGGCGGTAGGGGCTCCCTTCGCACCAGGTGTACGCATCTTCTCACCAGAGCCTGCAGCGATGCGCGCACGCTTTCTATTAATGTTCTCATAAAGTCCCCGTTTACTAGCCATTAGCTACACTTCCATCTTTTGAGTGATGCTTTAGCCCGTTCTGCTGGGCCTTTAGCGTTACGAACGACGCCCTTCATTCTTGCGCAGAACGACTTCTTACGTCCGGCGTCTGCCTTGCTTTTAGGGTTGGGCGCTGGCGCCTTCAAGTTGCTGCCGGTGGCACGGTTGTACTTGGCGCGTCCTTTGGCCGTTAGGCCAGCGCCAGCTTTGGTCGACTGTTTCTCGCCGCGTCCTACAGACAACGACACCGACTTGCGAGCCATTACGCCCCCATCCAGCTACCGACGCTGCCGCCTTCATTGACCGCAATGCGCCTAGCTTTCTCTCTATATTCGCGCTGTGCGAGCGGAAATGCAAATGTCACTGCGAGCGCATCAGCCGCGTCAGGGCTTGCCAGCCCTCGCGCCTTCATCTCCTTCTTCCCTTCTAAGAAGATAGTGCCCGAGGAGTTCGGCTTCTGCGTCGGCCCGGTCAGGTCTGTCTTCAATTGCCGATCGTTCGGTATGTGCCCCTCGCGCAGCCACTCGCGCATGTTGCCCCAGAGCTCCGCGCGCTTGTTGCCCCACATCACCGGGTTCTTCGCCTTCCACCCAAAGTTCACTCCGCGCACTTTGTAGCGCTGCTCTTTGAGCCGATCCAATATGCCGTACCCAAGGCCGCCCTCGTCGATGACGGTAAACACCGGATTGAACTCCTCGATCGCGTCGATCACGCGACCGACCGTCGTCATAGTGTCCTCGCCCTTGTAGCGCTTGATGGCGATAATGTCCCGCCCTTGCCGCGCGACGATCACGGTGCTGTCGGAGCCCGATCGCGCAGGGTCGACCCCCAGCACCACCGGCGCCGTCTCGTCCTTCCACCGCTGCCGGTTGCACGCCGCCTCGACGACCGCCGGGCCGATGAACTGATCGTCGCCCTCAAGCGGAAACTGACCATACACCTCGATGCGCGCCTCGGGGCTATCCGCGCCGTACTCGTCGATGATCTGCTGGTAGACCATCTTGTCGGTGTCCTCCACCTCGCGCGCGTCGATGCTCTCTGTTTGCCAGAACGCCCGCTTGGCGTTGAAGCACTCAAAGAAGTACCCCTCGTTGCGGCGCGGGTTACTAAACGCGCACCAGAATCGGTGCGGTGTGTTCTCCGTGAAGAACCCCGCTGTGACCGCCCAGATGGGGTCAGGTATGCCCGATGCCTCGTCGAAGATGACGAGCACGCCGTCGTGGTTGTGCACGCCCGCGTACGCGTCCGGGTTCTCCTCGCTCCACAGCCGCCCCTCGACCGACCAGTAACGCGTGCCTTTCTTCAGGTCGCGCTCGACGAGCTCCGCGATCCACTTGGCCGGCATCAGCCGCGTGGCGGACACTTCGAACCAGTGGCTGTTGATTAGCAGCGCGAGCCACTTGGTAATTTCGGCCCACGTCACCGAGCGCAGCTGCGCTTCCGAGTTCGCCGAGATGATGGTCGTCGAGCCTATACGCGTCGACAACATCCACAGCGTGATCCAACTGACCAACGCCGACTTGCCGATACCGCGACCGGAGGCGGTCGCCATGCGCAGTACTTCGTACGCCTCGCGGGTCTTGTTGGCCTTTATATGCTCTGCAAATTTGCGTAGCACTTTGCGCTGCCATTTGCGCGGGCCGCTGAAGTGCTCGAGCGGCGTGCCGGCCTGGCCCCACGGAAAGACGAACAGCACGAACGCTTCGGGGTCATCTTTAATTGCGGGTGACCAGAGCTTGCTCATGAGCAGCTCCTCTTGGTCAGCGCTATAGATCGGCGTTTGCATGCGTTGGCTGGTCGATAGTTAGTGGTGCCCGTTCATCTTGTGCCAAGCGACCAGCAATGACGCGCGATTCCGCCTCTCGCAGTGCTGCCGTGATGCTGATCTGCTGCTGTATGTCGACTTGCACCTGTTGCTTCGCCACCCAGCCGTGCACATGCGTGAGTATGGATAGGGCAGCCTTAGCGTCCCCTTGACGCGCGGCTTCGCGGAGTTGCGTGGCGGCTTCGACGTGTCCATCGGCGCGTCCCTTCTCTTCGGCTAGTTGGGCCATTGGATCTAGCTGGCACAAACGGCGGTACTCGATCGGCAGCAATCCTGCCGCCAACGCCAACGTATCACCTTTCAACCCGAGCGCGGCGGCGTCGTAAATCGCCTGCAGCGTCTTTTCGGTTGCTTTCACCTCGCGCGGCGCGAATGGCAAAGACTTTAAGGACATGGCTGAAGGTTACTGGATGAAAGCACAGGGCTGCAAGCTGGTGGGCTAAAAAATAAAAAATTTTTTGCGAACGCTCCCCGTAATTTTGACCGGGTGGCCTCGGGCCCTACCCCCCCCATGCCAGCGGCCAGCGGCCGCCAGCCCGCAGCGCCAGCCCGGAGCCCGCCGCCCCTAGCCTGCAGCGCCAGCCTGCCAGCGCTCGAGCTCGAGCGTCGCGCGCGTCGGTCGTCGGCGTTGGGTCATCTGGGTCATGGCATGCGCACCGGTGCGCGCGCCAGCGCGGGCATGCGGCCGTCGGCCGTTGGGTCATTTGGGTCATGGCCGCTCGATGACCCAAATGACCCAACAGCATAGGGGGCGCAGTCATGGGGGCATGGGGGCGTTAGGTCATTTGGGCACTTTTGCCATCGAAAAAAAGTCGATGAGCCGCTTCATTGTGCGCCGCTGCAGCTCACCGCTGTACGCCTATACAGTATAAGAAGACTTTTTAAATTTAATCAAAACCTATGACCCAAATGACCCAAAAGCCCCTCGCGCCCCATGAAAATAGGCTCGAGCGCTTAGGCAATTCTCGCCGCGCTCATGACCCAACGATCACCCAAATGACCCAACATTCGCGCGCTGTCGCATGTATCCGCCTGTTGGTCACGTTATAAAAAACTATTTGTCGATCTTGCGCTCGCCAATACAATAGACCCCGCCGGCACGAAAACAGCGCCAGCCGGCGGCGCAAAATGAGGTACACGACAATGACAAAACACGAGACGCAAGTTATCGACAACGCCCGCCGCGCTGCCGCCGCCAATCTGCCCGACGTCGCTGTGCGCATGCTGGCGACCCTGTTCCGCAGCGCGCGCAGCGACGACACTCGCGGCGCCGCCGTCATGACTGTGCACGCGCTGGGTCTCGCCGATCGCGTGACGTACTTCCAGCCCGCCGTCGGCGGCGGCTACTGCATGGTGCACGTCGCTGACGTGCCGGCGGTGCGCTCATGAGCGCCCGCCAGCTGTCGAACGCGCTCGCCATGATCGGCTGCGCCGCTTTTCTAGCGGCCGTCTATCTGGGCGCCTTTTCACTGCTAGTCGCCGCCACCGCCGTCGTCGCGCTGGCGTGCATCATCGATCACATTCGCAACTAACCTCGAGGACACTACATCATGAGCACTTACGAACTGAATTTGACTGTATCGCTGGCGACTCTGCGCGCTGCGCGCACGCATACCGCCGAGGGCGATATCCGCTCCTATTTGAATGGCGTCTATCTCGACGTGACGGCCGGCAAGGTCGTCGCCACTGACGGCCACCGCATGCTGGTGATATCGGCGCCCGGCATCGTGCACGCTCGAGCGTACGATCGCGCCGTCATGCCGCCAGAGCTGCGCGCGGGCGTGATCGTCCCAAACGACGCGATTGACGCCGCGCTTAAGCTCTACACTGGCGAGTACCAGCGCGGCAAGCGCCTGGGCGACGTCGACGTCGCCGTCACCCTGCGCTGGGTGCGCGAGCCCGACGCGACGCGCGCAGACGTGCACATTATCCGCGCGCCAGAGGGCACGATCGCCGTACCTAACGGCGGCGCTGTGGGATTCCGGCCGCTCGATGGGCAGTTCCCACAATGGCGCCGCGTCACGCCGGCGG